GACCGTGCTTTGTTAATTTGTTCCTGTATTGATTTAACTAATCTCGCATCTCCATAAGGGTAAGGAGTACCTTGATGATGCAGCATAACTACTGCGAAGGGGTATCTCGAATGCGGAGTTACCACCTGTCTGTATAATTTTTCACCAATTAGAAATGTCCTTTTAATTTTATCTACAGGAATCCTCTTCCAGTCTAATATCCCTTCCTTTAAAAGTTGCCCTACAGTAGTAACTTCTATCTGCACTGTAGAATTAGGTAATGGCATAATCAGTCGCCCCTGAGAATCCAATACCGCACCTTTCGTCTCAGTTCCGGGCATAAATTCACCATTTGTCATTAAGTGAAATGTATTTGTGCCGGATGACTTTATAATGTCAATCCATTTATTAACTTCACTTTCTTTAATAATGCCTTTTTGTTTATCTATTCCCGTGACTATCAGTGCATCCTGATTGGCGAATTCTAAATATTCCTGTTCTGTAAATTCTTTCTTAAATTGGCTATTAGGGTCTGTTACTTCAAATCTCGGTACTTTTATCTTCTGATAACGGTCAATAACACGGTAATAGTTCTGATTAGTTAGAAATTCTAAATCTAATTGCTGACCTTGATCTTTTCTATTAGTTGATAGATTTCTTAAATCTCCCTTATAAGGTACGGCATCCTCAAAATTAAAATCAGGATAGGTTCTTCTTATTGCACCTTCGCTTAGTACGTAACCTAAAAATTGGTTTTCTGAATCCTGTGCGTCTCTTTCCTGAGAACGTGGGTCGGGATACCAGTCCCGGGGGTCAATAGCTCTTATTCTTATCTCACCATTACCTTTATCTGCATAAGGGTCTATGTATGGATGTAATATGAATGTGCCTATATCTACAAAATTCTCTGCACCTTTTATATATTGCAGATTGGCTCGGGATTCATCCCATATCCAAGCCATAAAATCAGATACATCACCAGCCATCTTAACATCACTGTTTTCTCTCGCTACAGCTAAGTATTGCGGGCGGTTCTCAGTTATTTGCTGTATTACCTGGTCTCTCGAAGGCTTCATTTCATTATAACATACGGCAGGCATATTGTTATCTTCCAACGCCTGTGCATCATCTTCACTCCACTGTGCGTTATTGACGAACTCAATATCCTCTTCTACTTCCTTAGCCCAAGTAGTTCTGCCTGTGTTTTCACGATAAATATCGAACAGCTGGATAGTTTCTTTTTCTATCTTTTTAATTTCTTCTGGGGTCATCAATATATCCTTCATTATATAATTGCTCTACTGTTCTTCTCGATATTTCTGCATTGCCTAAAGGGACGATAATAGTAAGTCCGCTCTGTTTTGTGGAAATATCAACGTTTTTACCACAAACCGGACAATTCTCACCCTCAGGTATATAACTTTTTCTACCGCAATTCCCGCAAGTTTTTATTGTTCCTACTCTCACGCTATCCTCCAGTTTCCTTTTGTTTTAGTTTCCCTATATCCTTCAACGAACATTTTCTCATCGTCATCGTACTCTAATTCTTCATAACTATGCGCAGGTTTTATCAATCTATACTGCGCATACCAAAGCCCATCTAAAAGGTCGTCGTGCTTAGGTCGTGGGTACATCAATAATTCACCAACTAATTCACTCATATTCTCTTGTATATAAACTCTATGCTCTCTGAATAGTGGAATTAGTGATTCTAATCTACCGCCGTCACCTAATTTTCTTTCTCTTGGTTTCAGCCCTTTTATGGATATGCGTAAGTTATTTTCCTTTTTCTTAGCTTGCAAAAATGAATATAATGCCTGCTGATAGCCGGTAGTTTCTATTCTTATTTTTTCCGGTCTAATTCTTTTATATGCTTTAATAATCTCATTAGCAAAATCATAAGGGTCAGTTCTCTTTCTGTAGTAAGGTAAGACGAATATTCTGTCCATAGAATCGTAGGCTATTGGCATTATAACCGAATAATCTGCACTTGAAGATTGTGAAGATGCGGGGTCAATACCTATATATGTATTAACAGGGACTATCATAGCTTCGGGCAGTTTGACTTTATGTAAGTGAGTTATATTCAGGAATGCTTCGCCGTTTTTAATGAATAAATGACCGTCCCAATATCTGAAATCCTGTTGTTTGAATGACGCTTCTTCACCCGGAATTAAGGAACATCTGTATTCAGAATAATATTTTCTTAATTTATTAGATGCTGCGTGCTCTTCATACTTCTCTTTTAACCACTTTTTATCCCTGAACTCTGACCATAATAAGTTTTCAAAGTTATCATCGTGTGCTTCGTACTTTCTAAATACCCAACCTTTATTATTTAAGTCTTTTAATCTTTCTACAATACATCTTTCGTGAATAGGTGTGCCTATTACTATAACCCTGCCGTTACGTGAATCTAAGCCCGGAAGTGCTGAGTAAAATATATCAAAATTACTTTCCATTGCGGTTTCGGTCTTCGTGTTAAGTTCATCTTCTGGGTCATCTAAAAGTAGTAATGTTGTACGTGTATCATCTTCTAACAGCCCTCTTATCTGCTGACCCGTACCTACAGCCTTTACAGTAACGGTATTACCGAATAATTTAAATTTAATCTTATCTTCACGCCAGATTAAAGAGTTTTTCTTATTATAGTATTGTCCGGCAAGTCCTACCCATCCACCCTTAGTCATACCTGATAGTATGTCCTTAATCTTATCTAAACGGTTAATAGCTTCGGGTCTGTTTTTTGACTGTATGACAACTAATTTATTGCCTTCATCAAATATGATATGGTGTAGAACGAACATCATAGCTATGCTCGACTTTGCGAACCCCCTGGGCGCTTGAACGCAAACCTGCGGAAAGTCTCTATCCATAAATAAATTGGCAATTTCGTAGTGAAACTGCGGAGATGGACGGAAGAATGTGCTGGGCGAAATCACACGACCAAATAGGATTAAATCGTTCCTTAATTCTTCAATTATTTCTTGTCTGCGTTCATTCATATATAAAAAAAGCCAACCCGATTTATATCAGATTGGCTTGCATAAGCTCGCTATTATTATTTTTAATTGCTATCGGGGCTGGTCGTACCCGACATCCCGTTCAAAGCACGTCAAAGAAAATCGAGGCACCTTCGTTCTTCTTTGATAACGGATAAATCTTCTTCAGACCATTGTAAACCATTTTTATAAAATTCTGTTTTATCAGAGAAATTATGGTCTTTAACCCAATGATAACTTAACATTTCCGCTATTTTTTCTGCACATTCTATATTTCGTTTTTCAAGTGCTGCGGATGCTTTAAGTTCCCAAAAGTGTCGTTCTCTTTCTCTCCATTTATATTTTTTCTTGAATTTGCTCATAATCAATTTAATATAATATGTACAATCCCTAATTTGGTTTCTGTAAAGTAAATCTCTTTATAAATGAGAAAATCAAATTCTTCATTAAAACAATCAGACCTGTTATTACATAATGCAAAACATACAGGGATTCTCTTTCCCATACAATAATTATTTAATTCTATCTGTGTCATTTTTTATAATTTCATAATAATATTCTGGTTCACTGAATATTTCACCGGTCTTTTCATTTTCATAAAATAATGCTTCTGGTTCTCTGCTTTCACCAAAAAACGGCCCTAGTAATATAGCATCCTTATTCTTTGGATGTCTTTTTATGACAAATTTATCGGCTTCGTTTAAACTATACCTGTCTGCTGCTTTATGCATTTCTTCGATGGACAATTTACTTCCATATTTTTTTATGTACTCAACCATTTTCATTTATTCACCAATAAAGTCTCTTTTTTAGTCAAAACTAATTTGTATGTCATCTTCTTACCATCACTACGATAATATTCTATCTCAATATATCCGCCTATATCTACATTGTCAATTACCTGTTTTTTGCCTTTGTAATTTAAGGTTAATTTCATTTTTTCTCGGCAATTAACCTATATACATCACCTAAACTAACCTTCCCTGTAACCCACAGCAATGCTTCTTCGTGGTCTTCTACTTTCGTTACGGATATGACCTCGCCTTTAAGTACGCCTTGTGGCTTCTCTGAAGGTAGTTTCGGCTTTTCAACCTTTTCCTTAACAGGTTTTTCCGTTTCTACTGTTCTCACTTTTGATTGACTTAATGTCTTTGCCATTGTTTTTACTCCTTTTTATATAAGTTTCTTAAATTTTCTGTAAAATCTTACTATACGTTTAGGGTAATAAACATAACCCCAACTTTTCACATTTTTTAATATATAACTCTCATACTGTGCATTATATTCGACATCACTGAGAGTTAAATCTATATCATAATGCTGTCCGTCTTTGGGCGGTTCTGGTATATTAGCCTGCCATCCGTCCATACTTAATGGCTCTTGTTCATAGTTTTTTATATTGTTTTCTGTAAAGTGAATTTTGGATTTTTGTTGTGTAGTGATTTTCATTTTAACCTAATCTTTGATGATTTTAATGTTATGAGCCCGACAGTAATTTTCTATCTTTAATATATCATAATTATTGTTTTCATACCAATCCCCAATTTCAATTAGTATGCAATCTCTGAAACCATAAACTCTTTCAGTCTCCGCAACATAACGAAAATATCTTCTGCCTATCCCCTTTTCTTTAGCATATCTTGTTGCTTGGTTAATATTGCCGGCTATTATTAATATCGGTAGACTTGTTTTTCTGGAAAGTAGGGTTTGAATTTTTTGTTGTATATTGAGCGAGGGTGTTATAGGGGTTTGACGCCCCTGCCTCGTGGGTCTGGGTGGGGTCGGATTTCGTTGAAAAAAGTTCCGGTTAATAAATGTTCCTGGCTGCACCTGACAGTCTCCGTATGAAATGAATGAATGATAACATACTAAACATAAACTAAAATAAGGAAGTTAAATATTAAAGTCAAGTAGTAACAGATAAAATATAGTACGTCATCGAGCTCAATGCTCATTTGTGCGTGGTTGTGTTTCCCTTTTTGGTTTTGTAAGATATGCTTACAAATGGAATTATCTACCTGTAATTGTTACATCTCAAAATGTGACGTGTCTCAAAATAGACTGTACTAAATTGATAATGGTTAGAATTAAGGTTTGTTTATGGGTTGTATTGTACGTTTTTAGTTTGGTACGGTAGTTGATGTATATATGTTGACGTATTTATAAACAAATTAAAAGGTGGTAAAATGGATAAATTAAAAGCAATTAAAAGGATACAGGAATCAAAGTTATCCGAAGACAAAAAGGATATGCTTTGTAACCTTGTCTCAGATTTCGACCTGTTTTTACAGTTGAAAAAGAAACACCCGGAACAAGGACTTTTAGCCGCTTGTTATAAGAACTTAGGTTTTAGGTTCTTAGGAATGTACGGTATTAACACTATTGATGATGTTGTTAGCCGTGCTGAAAATAATTCATTACTTTAACTAACAGAAAGGAAATAAAATGCAGTATTCATATACGGCTAAAAATACCGGCAAAGATAAAATTTATCGGAAACGACTTGAACTAATTGAAAAACTCAAGTTTGACTA